GCCATCTGGTCTAAGCGAGATGTGCGAACCTGTGTATCAAAGTCTGAAATAGTAGATGCTGCTTGAGTACCAGTGTGATTACCACGAGCCAGTGGGTCTACCGCTAACTTGCTAAGTGCAATACCAGCAGCAGCGTTAATATCTGCGTTAACGATAGTTCCATCAACCAAGTCGGCAGAGGTAATAGTTCCGCCAAGGTCTAACTTAGTCTTAGCAATAGCAGCAGTTGCTGATACGTCAGCGTTAACAATTGTGCCATCTAGAATCTTGGCAGATGTAACTGCTCCGTCTGCTAGGTCACCAGCCACAATAGTGCCATCGGCAATCTTAGCCGAAGTAATAGCACTGTCAGCAATGTCTCCAGTAGCAATAGTTCCATCAAGAATCTTTGCTGAGGTAATGGCTCCATCTGCAATGTCGCCAGCAACAATTGTTCCGTCTGCAATCTTTGCACTGGTAATTGCTAAATCTGCAATCTTGCCAGTAGTTACTGCAGTAGGGGCAATCTTTGCCTCTGTTACTGACAGGTCATCAATCTTTGCTGTGCCTACAGCACCTGTTGCAATCTTACCGCTTGTAATAGCAGAGTCTGCAATATCACCTGTAGCAATACTTAGGTCTGCAATCTTTGCAGAAGTTACTGAGCCATCAGCCAACTTTGAAGTTGTGACGTTAGCATCAGCAATTTTTGCGGTAGTTACAGAAGATGACTGCAACATTGCTGTGGTAATCATGTTTGTGTCGGTTGTCTCTAGGACGTTAGCAATAGTCAGTCCGTGAGCAGTTGTCTCGTTCTTAATGTGGTTGTTAGCCTCACGGAAGTCACGGCCAATAGCCATGTGACGTACCTTTGCACCAGCAGAGTGAGAAATAGCAGTAGTGCCATCTACACCAGTACCACGAGTAATTGTTAGTGTATTGCTGCCTGGAGCACTAGGACTTATTACATCTACAATTTCTTCAAGGGCTGTATCTGGGTCAATAACAACAGTAAATGTTTCACCAGCACCAGGCGTGATACTAGAAAGAAGCGCTGATGCGGAGTTGACCACCATAGTAGTTGCGCTAGAGTTCAGCGCTGAGGCAAGGTTAGTTTCCTGAGAAGTGGAGGAATATCTGCGGACTGTCATATTTTAGTACCTCGTGTAGTGGATTCGGGTTGGGTAAACATCGCGTAGTTTCTTAGTCTCTTCGTTTAGGCGTTGCTGATAGAGAGCAAGAAGGAATCGGGCAGTAGATGCACCAGAGCCATATTGAATCTTGGTGTCTGCATTGTCTGCTTCTGCAGATGAGTAGTTAAGTCGACCTGGGTCAACGAAGGATGCTAAGCGATATGCTGCGCCGTAAACAATGACATCCTTGCAAGATGAAGGTAATCCTGTAACAGTCTCAAATACTGCACTAGATGCAGACGCTGTTAGTGTAGATGGCTTCTTTGAATAATAAACTTGAACTGTACGACCTGACTCAATGCGGTCATAGATTGAAATACTCTGTGCTGTTGCAAATGCTGTTGTATTAGCAAATACGTCTGCGCGGTAGTTTCTTACAGGTAGCCATTCTTCTGTTGGTCCTGTTGGCTTGTATGAGACATACAGAATTGTTTGCACTTCGGCAGGAAGTGAGTATGTTGTCTTAACTGTGTTATATGTGAAGGTGTGAACTCCGACAGCAAATAGGTTAGGAAATACTGCATCAATTGTATCATTGATAGCCTTCTTAATAGTTGCTCGTGGGAAAGTTGGAGCAATTGTTACCTTGGTATTTGTTGTGTGTGCTGCAGCCGTTGTACCGTGGTAGCCACGACCATAAGGAGCAATGTTACCAACTGATGAGATACGGTCATATGTATCTAGCCATATTAACTCGTCATCAATTTCCACAACACCTTTACCAATATTGGTCACACTGCCCAGACTTAGTGATAGACCAGAAGAGGTCACGTCAGCAGTCAAATGAGTAGTACGGTCTTGCCTTAATGTATAGCCTGACAGATTGAGAGTAATCTCATCTACCAAATTGGCATAGGTCGTTGTCATTGGATTCCTTTAGTTTGAATTACTTATTCTTCTTTGCTGCATCTGCACGACGCTTGTTCTCTGCTGCTACCTGTGCTGCAGTCATTCCTTGGTTTGAACCACCCTTAAGTGTCTTACCAACACCAAATACAAATCTTGCAAATGGGTCAGTTGTTCCTGACTTCTTTGCTGGCTTTGCAGCAGTCTTAGACATTACTGTGCTAGCACCCATACGAGCAGCATCTGCACTCTTAGCCACTGGCTTAGCAGGCTTTGAGGCTGCTGCACGAGCAGCATCCGCTGACCTTACTACAGGCTTGCTAGGCTTCATTGCACTAGAACGTGCTGCGTCTGCTGATTTTGCTGCTGGCTTGCTAGGCATTGCTGCTGAAACACGCTTTGCACCGTATAGACGCTTCAAACCTTCACGCATTTCAGGAGATGCAGAACCAGCACTCTTGAGTGCTTTTGTCATTCCCATTGCTTTAATTTTATCGATAGTAGCCTGTGACACCTTAGTGCCAGGAGTTACTACTGTCTTTGTCTTCATTGCAGCCTTCTTCTTCGCTGCTGCTATGCCAGAGGCTGAACCTCTGTACTCTGAATTAATTGCCATTACCATTTCACCTTGTCTGCCCAATATGCGGCACTCATTTTTCCTTTGGATATATTGCTTGCATGTCTTGCTTTGAAAGACTTACGTCGTGCTGCATTGGCAGCAGATTCTCCTGCTTTTTTAGGTGAGCCAGAAACGCCTTGTTGTCCAAAACGTATGGTCTTAACCTGGCTACCTACCTTAGCCACAACTACGTGTGACTTAGTAGGGTGGCTTGGAGTACGCTTAGGCTTATTAAAGCCTGCTACTCCAGCCCGTGTTAGTCGTGAGTCTTTCATCTGTAACCTTTTGTTTTCTTTGCTACTGATTTAGGTTGCTTTACGAACTGCTTACCCTTTGCATTACCTTTGGCCTTGGCTCGATTAGTGGCAGCCTTTTCGCCTGGAGTTAATGCTTCCCAAGCAGCAGACGGTAGATATCTTTTCTTGCCCTTAGAGGGCTTACCATCTGATGTCTTCCACTTCTGTGCAGTCCACTTCTTGAGTGACTGCTGAGACTTAGCCAAAGCCATTACTTGTACCCTCCGCCAGCCTTCTTATATTCAACAGCAAGTAGTTGTGCCTTACGCGCAGACCACTCACCAGGGTCACCACCTTTAGAACCAGCCTTAATCTTCTTGAATAAAGAAGCACGCATACCTGGTTTGGTGTAGTTACCAGCAGCGTTAACTGTAGACTTAGCCTTTGGCTTTGCTTTTGGCATTCTTTTTCCTTTTACGAGAAACTACTAACTTTCCATTTTTCTCAGTAACTGTCATGCCTGCAGATTCTGTTTGGCGTTTCAACTGATTATATTTTTGAGTAGTAGTAAGTTTTTTCATTACTTTTTCTTTGCCTTAATCTGCTTACCAGTCTTGTCATCATAACGACGACCTTGAACGGCTGCACCAAATAGTTGACCAAATGCTTTATCTTGCTTACGACGAAGCATGTTTGCACGTTCATCTGTTCCAGGACCAGACTTCTGGCTCATCTCACCAGTTGCCTGGTAAGCGCGGAAACTTTGTCCTAGTTCCTTCTTAAGGTTATCTAAGTAAGATACTTTCTTAGCCATTAGTACATACCCCCAAATAGTCCACGCTTTGCAGCCTTCTTGGCTGTCTTCTTAGCGGCTTTCTTCTTAGTGCCGTATTCCTTCATGCGCATGGCAGGACCTTCTGCTTTTTCATGCTTCTTCTTGGCTGCCATTGACTTGTACTTCTCGCCTTTAACTGACATAATTACATAGCCTTCTTGCGTGGCATGCTCTTCTTCTTGGCCTTCTTTACAACCATCTTCTTACCAGTCTTCTTAGCCTCAGCCTTAGCCATTGCCATACCCTTAGCAGTGTATGCGTATTCTTTTCCGTTTACCATTGGCATTATATTACTCCTACTTCCTTGAGTGTAGATACTGTCTTGTTTTGGATTATCTTGCTGTCACCCATGGTGTTGGCATCAAATGCCTTACCCATGACATCAGAGGCACGCCGTGCTTCCTGAATCTTTTTCATAGTTGTTCCAGCAGGTTGAATCCCCTCGGCACGTGCTGCGCGATAGGCGTCTAACTCACTGTCCCACTTTTTATTACTTACCATCTTCTGGGATGAAGCATCCCCTGGACTCATTTGAAGTCCTAGAACCTTGCATCCAAAGCAACCTTCAACATCCTCTGGATGGTCTAATCTATGTCTCATACCGTCTCCACTGTATAACCTGCAGCCTCAAGACTGGCTTTTTCTCCTGGACTAACTTCATAGGAGTATCCTCCCAAGTATGCCTCGTCAGCGGCATCTACCTCTTCTGAGGATGGATAGCGAGTTTCGTAGTATTCGCCATCTATCTTAAGAACTGTAATGCCTCTAGTAAGCCTGTAACGGCCAAATAGACGGCCTTCACCTGCAGGGCCTTCGCTCACTGTAGGTGTTGTGAATCTGTATGCCATATAGCCTCCTAAGCCGTTTTATGGATAGAGCAGGAGTTACCCCCTGCCCCACCCATCTAAATACTTAGATTACGCGTTTGGACGTACTGTTGAAGCAGTCTCAATGCGGTACAACGCAGCCTGACGGAAGACAGACCAGTTGATGATTCCATGCCAGCCGACTGGACGGAAACGGTTCAACTTGTCAACAACGTTACCAAACTCAATGCCTGGTTCCTTCCATACTGCCTCAGCAAGTGCTTGCTGTCCTAGTACGTAGGTGTTGTAGACGCGAGTCTGAGTTGCGCCTGTTCCTGAGCCTGACTGTGTGTTTGTCATGCGTGGTGTCTCGATGAAACGAACACCTTCCCATGCGCCTAGTTCACCAGCATAGAGTGAACCAACACCTTGGTACTCATGTGGTGTACGCCAGATGTTGTTACCTGTCTCTGTGCGTAGGTCGTGTGAAACTTCTGGGTGGATGTATGAAACATACATTCCGCCGCGTGTTAGAACATTCTCTGCGCGCAACTTTGTTACTGCGTAACGTACGTCGCGACCCTTGAATGTGTCTGTTGCTGTGATTGCTGTCTTTGCAGCAGTTGTTGATAGTGCTGAGCCAGCCTCACGGATGACGTTTGTACCTGCATCAAGAACAGCAGCAACACCATTGTCTAGTGTCATTGCCATGTTGAATGCAACTGCGTTAGCAATCCATGGGTCTACGTCTGCAAGTGACATTAGTGACAACTTGCGTGTTGGAAGTACAACGCGACCTAGTTCTGTCTGTACGACATCTAGGGTTGTTGTTGCTGGCAATGCTACTGCATCTGGGTCTACAGTTTCAGCGAGTGTGGCACCTGCGATTGAGGTGTCAGAAATATCGTTGTGGAACTGGAAACGAATTGAAGAACCGTCGTGAGTTGGGTTTCCAATTTTCTTGTCCGCAATTGCGCGGAACTGTGGTGTTGAACGCAAGTTGATTTCAATCAACTTGTCGTACGCCATAGTTACAAGATTGGAACCTAACCCCGAGGTTGTGGTTGAAAAGACATCAGGCATCTGCCGATATCCCCTTTCTGGTTAGTGTGCGGTTTTTTACTGACCGCTGAGAATGGATAGAATCTCTTCTTCCGTTGTTGCGTTAGCAAGACGATTTTGTAAATCGTTAGAAGAAGCAGGTGTCTCAGCATTAGTTAGCACAGAATCCATTTTCTGCATTGCAGCGATATCATTTTCGTTTACTGCTGGCTTAGGTGCTGGTGTGTATCCGAAGATTTCACCATTGGCATCTAGCCAGTTACTAATAGCATCTTCAGATGCCTCAATATCGGATGGAATAAACTGTGCAATCTTTTGATTGACACCCTTGGATGTAAGTACATCCTTTAGAATCCGCTCTTTTTGGGCCTTGGTGAGTTCACCATATGATGTCTCAAGTTCTTTGTTTTTGCGCTGCTCAGCCTTTAGTTGCTTACGTAGTCGCTTAACAAGGTCCGAATCTGATTCAAACACAGGTGTGCTTGTTTCTTCATCGTCTTCGTCATCTGCCCAGTAGTTGTCGCGGTTTTCGCTCATAGCGAGTCTCCCTTTTAGTAGTTGTCGCACACCTCAATTCAGATGGGGTATCTGCATTGGCTTGTACTTTCGGTCTTATACGCCCCCTGGGGCCGATGGGTCCAGGTGGGGATTCTTTTATAGGAGTCCTAGTACGTTACTTTGACGTAAGGAACCTGCTGTGGTACCTGCTGAACCTTGGAAGGCTCTAATTTCTTGTTCTTTCAAGCGCTTGCGACGCTCAGACTCAAGACCACTAAACTCTTCTTTTTCAAGTTCTGATTGAACCTGGCCCATAGTTGCTGCGCGTTGGTTCTCATAGATTCCAGAGAGTTTGGTCGTAGTACCAAGTTGAGCAGCAATGTTCTCGAAGCCCTGCGCTGCAAGCGTTGCTGCTCCTTCTTCGGTAACACCCTTTTCAACCATTGTCTGCGCTAGTGCTTTGAAACGCTCACTGTTGAATTGGATACCAGATTGAGCACGGCGAATAGCCTCTGCTGCAAATGCTCCAGTAGTACGATTAATGTTTAGTTGTTCTTGACCAATCTTAGGGTCCATGAAGAAATCCTTAAGGTCAGCAGCAGTTGCAATATAACCAAGTTTCTGTAATGCCTCAACATAGGCTGGGTCTTGGTTAACTGACTTGAGAGTAGCAATGTTTGCACGTCTAGCCAAATCCTCAACAGACACATTATTCTTGGTGTATAGTTTTAGAGATTCTTTGTCAAGATATTTCTTGCTTAGGCTGTACTTGTCTATTACTTCTTTGTAACCCTCAACTGCATTAAATAATTCATTAGCAGACCTAGGTTTTACAAGTCCCTCATTGAGGAAACCATACTCTGTGTAAAAAGGTGACTCAATCTTTGCGCCACTCTTGAGTGTATACTCCTTGTTATTTAGGAATACCTCTGTAGCATTATCGTAATCAAGACCTTCTTTAAGAAGAGATGTCAAAAAAGATGTAGATGAATCAATAATTGCAGCGGAGAATCCAAGATTACGAAGTGCTGCCTTGAGCACCTGAACATTGGTAGTGGGCCCAGTTTCTGTAGTAGATGTCACAAGACCATTGCCTGTAACAACTACTGCAGGGTCGGTTGTAGCAACAACTTTTTTAGGAATAATAGTAGATGTAAAATCTGTATAAGTAACAGTTGTACTACCATCTGAGTTTACCACAGTGGTCAGGACTGTCTTTCCACCTGTGCCAGTTTTTAGACCAGTACCTGAAACAAGGTTACCCTTTGAATCATAAACATTGCCATAGTTGGTTGTGCGTTTATCAGGAATAGCAGCCCCCATAGGGAATACTTCCTTGTAAGTTCCAACACCACCAGCACCAGTGCGAACAAATTCAATTGTTGCTCCTGCTGCTTTACCTTCAACTGTTAGTTCAGGTTTAGCCTGTGCTTTGTAACCAGCAGTAAGGCGAGCATTTGCTTGTGCATAAGTTTCGCCTTCTAACTTTGCTTCTTTAGATGTGCTCTTAATACCAGCAGCAACTTGCTTTGCTGTTGCAGCATCAATCTCTGCCTGAGTTAATGGTTTTTTTGTTGTTGGTGCTGCTTTAGATGCAGCAAGTATCCCAGCAAGACTTGTTGTGTCTGCCATTATCCACGTCCTAACTTGCTTCTTAGACCTTGGGTTAAGTTAACAGCCTCGTTAATGGCTGTAGAGGTCTTGCCATATCCTGCATCGCTCATGATTAACTTAGTCATTTCCCAATCGTTAGGTAAGCGGTACTTGCCATCATCACCCTTAAAATTAAGCGCTTGCTTAAGTAATGCATCAGATTCAGTAACATCTCTTTCAAGAGCATTAGATAGTGATTGCATAAGTGGCTTGACATACTTGTCAGCGTCTTCTCCTGCATTTACATAATCAGCAATGCCCATATACTTTGCAGCAACTTGATTACGGATACCAGTCTTATATTTGTTAATCTTTTCTTGTGCTACATTTTGGTCAGCAGTGCCAAGGATATCCTTGATAACTGGTGATAGCGTTGCAAAGTCTGGTGCTTTAGCATAGTTTTTTACACTTGTCCCTACTAAGTCATCATAGATAGCCTTAGCAGCACCACCTAGATTCTCAACATCAAACTTATCATTTGGAAAGTTCTTAACCAAGAAGTCAGCAAGGAACTGCTGTTGTTCTTCGGCGTTAAATCCTTCACCAGACGTTGTTGTAGAAACCTTATTGATTGCTTGGTACTGGAGAACTCCATCAGCGTTCTTTAACTGCTTTGAGTACTGAGGATTGCCAAACTTATCAATCTTCTGTTTCTTAGTCTTAGGGTCCATAACTGGCTTGCTCTTCTTGTCATAGACAGGAGCATAAGATGTCACAGTGGATGTAGTGCTAGTAGCAGCCTGTGCCTTAATTGTGGAGTTCCACTGGTTGACAAACTTCTTGTCTAGGTCTGCACTAGGTGCTTGACCGAATGCTGTGTAATAAGCATTACCAAACTCAAGACGAGCCTCTGTTTCATCCTTCAACTGCAAGGCAGTAGATATCTGCTTATTGTACTTTGTAGTGGTATCTGGTTGCTTAGGACCAGGCTTAGCACCAACACCATAAGCCTTAAGAGTCTCTAGGTATGAGATAGGGTCTGCATTGTTAGCAGCAGCAAGACCAATAATTGTAGCCATTGCAGAGTCATCTCCAGCCCCAATTACACCAATAGGTGTCTTAGCCTTTGAGAAACCTGTAGCACGAGCAAGTGTCTGCCAGTGGTCAAACATATTAGTTGCTTTAGAACCACTAGGTGCTGCTTGAGCACTAAGCATACGCTTTAAGTTCTGTAGTTCAATAGCCTTTGCAGTGGCATCAGGTGCGTTTAAGTAAGGCAAGTAAGGATTAGTAGCCCCATACATATTAGCAGGCATACCACTAATGATTGCATTAGACATTGATGAAAAGGCGGTAGGTGTTTGAAACCCTGTGTTATAAGGTACTCTCGGTTCTGCCATTTTAGCCCTTCAACTGTCCTGCGAATACTCCGTAATACATACGAGAGAATGATGGATTATCGACCATTAATTGCTCAGCCAATGAAACAAGTTCATTACGCATGAGTGTTGCTAATCCACCCTTTGCAGTAAGTTCTGCATAGTTGGATACTTTTGCTTTGTTAAGTATAGTTTGGAACTCTTGATACTTAGGATAGAACTCAGATATCTGGTTATATACAGGTGATTGAGTAAATGCTGGGTCTTGTAGTGCCTCACCAATACGAGCAATACGCTCTTGCGCTGTACCAGTTGTGACAGCATCAGGTGGGCGTGAGCCACCAAATTGCTTGTTTAACTTGTCAATCTGCTCTTTATACCAGAAGTCTGGGTAGCGATTAGCAATCTGTTGTTCTGCAATCTGGTCCTTAAGCATTGAGTAAACCATGCTTTCAGCCTCATTAGATAACTCTGTAGCAGATAGGCTACGGCGAGCACCTGTTGTCTTTTGCCAGTTGTAGTACTTAAGTGAATACTCTCCACCTGGGAAGAAATAAGGAACTACATCTCCAGGAGAACGAGCATATTTAGCAGCAGCGCTTGGATTATTATTCAACCAAGTCCATGCATCATCAGTACCACGTACGTTACCTGTAGAACCACCTAGTGCAATAAGCAAGTTTTCAGCACCAAATGCCTCAGCAAACTGATAGACAGACTTGCCATAATCACCTGGATTCTTACGAGAAATCTCGTCCCAGTGTGAGTAAAGCATTGTTAATGTCATGAATTGTACTTTGTTCTCAGGAGTCTTAATCTTTGCAAGAACCTCTGTAGATGGAGTAGCAGGTGAGATGCTCTGAAACAGTGCATTCAAGAAGCCAACCTCACGAGATAGTGATTCAGCATCTTGGAATAGTCGTGTACGCTCTGCATCATTTGCTAATGGATTAGTTCCATACTTGCCAGTAGATGCTAAGTATGATGCCCAGTCCTTAACACCACGCTGTACCATTGTCTCATCACCCATACGGTATGCAATAGTCTTGCGTAACCATGCTGGAAACACGAAATCTTCTGCAGATTTAGGTGCACCAAACGGTGTAATAATGTCGCGTAAAATGTCATTAACTGGACCAAATGCTGTTGTTTTACCGCTAGCAGCGTACAATCCCTGTAGTGCAGGTCCAATACCAGGCAACCCTGGGTTAACCTGACCAAATGCTAGGTTAAGTGACTGTACTGGTGCAGTAATCTGCAGTGCTTCACGAGTATCAATGTTCATACCAGCCATAGCACCCATGACAGAACCTACTAGAGGAATCTTGAACTGCTTATTAGTAGAACCTGGCTCAGTATAGAAGAAACCTTGGTTGTCATCATAAGTCATACCACTAATATCATAGAGTGTGTTTGAACCCTCTTGATTAAGTGAGTTGTATGCCTTACCAAACTTGTATGCAGGTATAGGATTAGCCAAGAACAATTCGCCCCACTTATTAAGTGTGTTGTAGTGTGCCTGTGCGAATGGGAAGGCTAGACGCCATGCGTTAGCCCACTGATTCTGACGTGCAGCATCATAGAACAAATCTTTAACATACTTAGAAGCCTCACGCGCAGCCATCTGATGGATAGTCTGCAGTTCAGTAGCACCTTGATGTACGTAATCAATGTTCTTCTCACGCTTTGAAAGTTCTTTAGAGATAACACGAAGTGTGGGATGCTTACGACCTACTGGACGACCCATAAAAGTTACAGGAGCCAGTGAGTTGTTTGCACTTGTAAGCAGTCGCTTGAGGTCATCTGTCTTGAGCATTGGAGCATAACCACCAATGAAGTCCCAATAAGACATCTGATACTCAGGACCAAAGTTATACTTAGACTCTAGTCGGGTTGCTAGTTCAAAGAACTTGTCAACTGCGTATGTAATTTCTTTAGGACCAGCCTGACCAATAGCACGCTCTGTAGTTACGAACACATTAGAACCTGCTACATCATCTGCTGTAAAGTTACTCTGAATTGCTTTGAGGAATTGCTTCTCAGCAACTTCCATTTCAGCGGTATTTTTGATACCCTGAGCATAAGGAGCACGAATCTTGGTTAGTTTCCCACCCTTTTCAACAACAACCTCACCATTGCGAAGTAGTTCTAGTACTAAGTGTGACTTAGGACCACTACCTGCAAGTGCCTTGATGTTACCTGCAACAGTATCTACCTGCTTTTCGTCAAAGAGATAGATAAAGATATTATCTGCGTTGAAGTTATCTTTACCAAATCCTGCACTAGGGTCCTTCAAGAACAGGTTACGAATACCATCATTCTTCTGGAACACACCTGTTGAGAAGTCTTTAAGGATGTTATCTGCAGTATCATACTCATCAATGAGTTTTTGTACATAGGCACGCTTGGCTGCTTCGTCACCATTCTGCATTAATTTAACTACATCTGGGATGAACTTATCAGCCACGAAGTTGTTAATGGTATAGGCAAAGCCTTCCATAAACTGTGGGTGGTTAGAATCTACTACCTTGTAGAACTTAAATACCTGTGAGTGACGGCTAGAGCGCATATCAGAGACAGACTGCTTGCGATTAATCTGTGAACGGTACGCACGAACTGCATCTGTTAGTTCTGCTTCTGCATCTGATTCCTTGAATATCTGACCTGTCGCATCATATTGATACTTACCCCAGCGAGATACCAACTTCTGGAACTCATTGCCTTGTGGGTTTGCAATCACCATTGATAGGAATGATAGCGGACTTGAAATCAAGTTATTGTGACCTGAGAACAATTGACGCATTTGCATTTCTGCAATGTTACGGAAGATGTATGAGAATCGGAATACCAACTGTGCTGTACGCCATACATCGCCAAATTCTTCTGCAAGAACCTTACCCTGACGTACGCGACCATAGACAGCATTAGCCTGGAAGTTAGTTAGAGTCTTTAAGACTGCTTTGCTATCAGGAAGATTAATCATATCGCGGAGCAACTGGTGTTCCAAGATTGCATCTGGCAGTAGAACTGTTTCTCCGCCAGCATTAACAATGTTTGCTACACGGTTTTCAGCGATTGAGCCTAGGCTGTAAGCCTTTTCAATTGCTTCTTCCCTACCAGAAATCTTAGTTGAACGCTTAAGAATATCAATCTCTTCTGGAGTTAAATTAAGTTTCTTACCAATCTGCTCAGTAATCTCAGTGATACCTGATTCAATTGCAACAGCACGCTCTTGGTTAGTGGTAGCCTTAAACAAGTTACGCTGTATAGTAGCAATAACTGCTTCTTGACCTTCTTTACCAAGTACAGTCTTAAACGCTGCAGAACTTACCCAGTCCTCAACGCCATTAACAAGACCTGATGTGTCGCCTAGGTTAAGCATTGTACCGCGTACATAGAAGCGGTTAAACGACTTTTCAATCGCTTCTGCGTAACGTACTGGTGCAAACGATATTGGGTCAACCATACGTGCTAGAGGGTTTGCTGTCATCTTGCCAGCCTGAGCCTTTAGACCTAGTGATAGTGACGCTTTAATATTGCGAGGGTCAACACCTTCTACACCCATGTGCTCTAGAAATACTTTAAGTACATCATCAGGTGTCTTTGCAGCAGTTAATGCAACTACAATATCAGCATCTAACTTCTTACCGAAGAAACGGTGTATAGTTAGTGCATCATCTTCTTTTGCAACTACTTCTGCAATCTGATTAAAACGACGACCAAGCATGAACTGTAAAGGCTTAGAGAAATCTTTACCAACTTCGCCACCAAAGTTATCGACAATACCAATTTCAGAACTTAATTGCTCACGAAGAGCATTCTTCTCTGCAATTTCAGTTTCAATCTTGAGTAACTTGCTTAGTCCCTTGTACTCAGGGTCATTAATAAGTTCACGAAGAATCTCTGGGTCTTTGTTAGCCAACTCACGAAGAGATGAAATGTAAGCAATTCGTTCATCTAACTGTATTTGCTGGTTAAGAATATCATCTAATTGATTCTGACGGGAAGCAAGAGATGTCTCTGTATCCTGAATAGATTGAAGCAACTTAGCAATATTAGGACCAAGGTTAGTTGGGTCTACAATTTCTGCAGCAGCCATAGCAACCTCTGCACGAGATGCAGCAAGACGCTTGGTATTGGTGACTACAAAGCCACCTTCTGCTCCATAAATCGAACGGATGTTCGAAAATCCGTCAACCTTCCAGATGTCTGTAACTGCATCTGCAATTTTAGACATAACAGCAGGGTTTTTAATCTGTGCTACACGGCCAATGAGCGAGCCAAGGCTTTCGCCTGCTACAAGTTCATCGCCAACTGAATAAAGTGAACCTAAGAAACCTTCAAAGTTAGCAGTATCCTGCTTAAGTCCACGAGCAAGGTCATCAAATGCCTGCATTGCTGCAACATCGCCAGTCTCAGTAGACAATTGCTCTAATCTATCGATTAACTGCGCACGACGAGTAGACTCTTCTAGGATTTCATCCTGAGACGCACCCTTAAAATTGTCTGCAAGGTCAAGTAACTTGAAATCTTCATTGCCTTTAGCAGTCATGACGTATTCATCGCGACCACTTGCACCAACTGTAATCTTACCAGCCTCTGGAAGTTCATCTGTAATGATAAATCCATCAAAGAACCCACCAGTGTTCTTCATATCAGCAGATAATGTATCAACTGCTGTTGTTAATTCACCAGTTTGAACCTTTGGATTATAAACGAACCACTCAGCAACTTTATTAGGTGCAAGAGTTGCAGCCGAAGTTGGGTCTGTTGCAAGGTTTGCAAAAATATCTTTATCAGTATTAAGCATCTTAGCAGCAGTCTTAGATAGAACTGCAGCCTTCTGCTTCTCAAGAGTAGTAACTTCTAGTGCAGTCTTCTGATAAGTAGAGTTAAGACGCTTGTATTGCTTTGCTGCTTCTTTCTTTGCAAGTGCTTCTAGTTCAGAAGTATCCTTGGCTACAGATGCAATCTTCTCATCTTGTAGTGCTTGCTGTCCAGCCTTAGATAGTGGACCTAATTCTTCCTTAAACTTTGAAATCTGCTTACCTTGGCGTATTACCTTTGTAGCAGCGCCAGCGCCAAACCATGTGCTTGGGTCTAGAGCAACGTTAAGAGTAGCATCAAGTAATCCCGACATTACTTTGTATGCTGTGGTATCAGGATTAGCACCTAGCGACTTGGCTGCAAAACGACCAATTGTAAATGACTCACCGTTAATCTTACCGTATGCACCCATTGCTTTTGCTTGGTCTTTGCCAACGCGTGACTCAGGTGCAATAAAGAATCCTGAACCAGTACTTACTCCACCCTTGAAGTCAGTTGCATCTGCAATAAGAGCACCAAACTGTGTGTTCTTTCCACCAAGTGTTGCCAAATCTTTTACGAACTGTCCAGCATTTCCTGCTGAGATGTCGCGTGTTAGTGTAGTTGCAAGGTCATAAGGCTGACGAAGCATAGCAAAACCTACACGAGTAGCACCCTTAAGTGGGTCATAAACAAGATTACCAAAAGCAGCACCAATAGAACCTAGAACTCCACGGTCTTTCTTGACACTTGATTTAATCTTTTCAACATTCATTGCATCATTCTTAAGTTGTGCAATGCCGTCCATTGAAACAATCTTGCCAATGCCAGGTGTATTAACACTAAGCCCCTGTTGAACCATAGCCATAACTAGGTCTTTGCTCATATTTGGGTAGCGTGAAGTAATCTGATTAAAGTTATCAAATTTATCAGGCGTCAAAGAAGCCATCTGCATACCAACCATACGGCGCATTGTTTCGCCTTGGTTGTTATACAGTGATTGAGCAGCAGGAGATAATGTTGGGTTAGCCACTAAATACCCAATTCGTTATATGCTTCAACCATCAAACGTAATTGGCGTGAGTTAGGATTTGCCATCAGCATTGCACGTGCAAGAACAGAGCCTTGGTCAATTGCATCAACTGGTGTAGGCAGTACTTCTTGTCCTGCGCCTGGGCCGTATGTTGCACCCTCTGATAGAGGAACTCCCTGTGTACCAGGAGCGAATGCATTAACAGCATCAACTGAACCTGACAAAGGATTACCCTGTGGCATTGATGGCATAACAGGTGTAGGTACATTTGTAGAAGCACCTTGTGCGATGCTAGTTACGTCTGCGCGCTCACCATAAGAACCACCTGACATATTCTGAATCTTTGCTTCGCGTTGAATCTTTGCTACGCGCTCTGATACATTTTTATCAGTACGAGATGAGTTTGCTCCCATGCCTGAGACTACTTCATTAACAGCCATTAGTCTTCATCCTCATCTAAGTGTTTTCTAATATCATCTAGTGTTGGTGCAGATACCATCCATTCAGGACGCATCTCTGTTGCAGATAAAATCCACAATGCATTATCAACTGTAAATCCTGCTTTACGCAAAGACTTATAAAATTCATGTAACTCGATAGCATACTGGTCTAGTTTTGAGTAGTCTTCGTCAACTACCTTTTTCTTTCTTGTAGCCATTTGAGTTCCTTATCCTAGTCCTGCTAACATTGTTGCTAAATCTGGGGCTTGTTGAGGGGCCCCGCCAGAAGGTTGTCCAGGAGCCGCTGGGGACGGGGGCGCTTGCTCAACTGGGCCTTGTGTGCCTGGCGGAGCCATCTCCGACTGCGGAGGCTGTTCAGGTGTTTCCACCTTAAACACTGCCAACGCAGCAGACTCTATGCTCTCCCCTTTACGACGACGCTCAATGACATCGGCAATATTCTGGATTAACTTAGTTGGGTCTTGACCCTGTGCGACCATTGCTGGAATTGCTTGCGCACTTGCAGTAATAGATGCAGTAAGATTCTCGCGCATCTTTTCAATCTCGATACGCTGTTCTTCCATAGTAACGTTAACGCTCCATGGCAACTCGCGACGAATAAAGTCCTTAGATACTAAATCAGCACCTAGTGCTTGAAGGGAGAAAATTAGAGCGCGTGAAGGGTCTAATCCAGCCATCAAGCCATATCGGACTTCTACAGAAGTATCGCCCTTAATGTCCTTGCTTGGCATGTACTTTAACTCGTACGGTGTTCCTTGCGCGGTTCCTCTAACTGTCTTCTTTTCATTGAAAAGGATTTCATCCATTTCGAAACATAACTTGATGACATCTTCCAACACCTCAGCAAGAACTGTTTGACCAGCCTTAATCTGAGAGTCGAAAGCACCAAGCAATGCCTGGACACCTTGGCCAGTGATAACACTAGCGTCAATGTTTCCAGTTCTACCCTCAGGATATCGAGCACCAAGTCTTAATTCTGATTGGAGTGCTGATTGCTCCTGGAAAGTAGCAGCGGGAATGTCCAAACGAACACGCCCAACACCATTAGGATTTGTAGTACGAATGATTGCATCTGGGCCCATAGGCATATCAAGTACATCATCAGGTACTACAAGTGGAGCCTGGATAGACTTTTCAGCCGCTTCCATGGCAAGGTTAGCAAAACGAGCACGAGCAAGTTGTACAAAAACTACATCATCAAACTGTCCGCGAGCCTTTCCATCAATAGATGGACGCTCTGCAACTACTACGGTCATCTTACCCATAGGGTTTGCAGCAATACTAAGTACTAAATCTTTACGTGAAGGAACATACAAGACAATTGAATCTTTATCCATGTAGCGGATGATTTCAATCTCTTGGTTTAAGTTCTGGTCATAGCCAAACTGACCAAGAAGTGCACGGTCATTCTCAGGAAACTCATTGACAAGTTCAATCAATGTCTTGTTGTAACGCTTAGCGTATGCAACTAAACGACCAAAACGGTCACGCTCATAGTAGACACCAGTTGGGTCTTCTACGCGGATACGAGGTAACTTGCTATCCCAGTCTGCCTCAACATGTATAGGCAAGAAACCATAGGAGAAGTACTGGTCAGAACCTGGGTACATCTGAGTCTGCAAACGAGATGTATAGACATAGTTGTTTGCAATCATGCTGCGCTTGTCAGCAAACTCACGGGCATTATCTGATGTTACATTTGTAGTAGAGCAGTTGATAGAAGGTAGCGGTGCTAGAACTTCTGCCAAGTCGCGTGCTGCAACATCGATAAAGTTAGCAACCATGGCATGTGACATTCCCTCAGGGAACATGTCGGGAAATATCTCGACCATTTTTCCCTGGCGCACAGCAAGTATGTTAGCCATTTGGGTATCGCGCTCATAAGCACGATGCTTCATAGACTCCACACGACGTGCGATGAGTTTGATGTCTGCCATTGTTGTCCTATTCGTATTGAGCAAATTCGTAATCGTTTAGATTTATCATGTAACGATTACCTTGTTGTTTGGGTGTTGCCCACTTGTTTGGTATGTGACTTTGCCCCATACGTGTTGTACTGATTACTTCACGTGCACGCAGTTCACAGAACCACAATGCCATCACGCAGTCAGTCTTACCCTTAGTATCTGGCTTCCAAGTAATTAACTGTTGGATTAAAGCCTTGACACCTTCTGAACCATCTTGAGATGGAAGTTCAATTAAGTTATCATCTTGATGTACATTAGAACGCATAGTCCCAAACAGGCCTGACATAGCAGCCACACCGAAACCAGTATCCCATTTGTTCCTACCAGTGAACTGGCTTGAGAATCTTACACCAGCCGAGGCAAGAAAATTACGCAAGACTTCATCTAAAGCATAAGCCTTCTGATGAGCGTTAGTCTCAATACGTAGTTCTTGAGGATGATACTTACCAACCCAGTCCTCAATCAATTGTTGAATCTTTTGAGGAGTAGGCTCTTGCATATTCTCTACATCAAGGATGTAGCGTTTTCTAGTCTGACGGTCAACCGTCATAATAACAGCAGCGGTATTACCAGACATCGCGGGGTCTAAGCCCATGAT